ACACCAAAACCTTGATTGGTGTAATTGCCTACAATTTGTGAGCCGAATGGTTTGGTCCAGTCATCCATACTCATGTCAAAACAAACTGTGAAGTCACCAGAGTCTCCGGATTGAATGTTACCGGATTCGATCATGATTTCTCCGTTCAACAACAGATCAGATTCAATGTTCACATATGGAGTTCTGTCTTGTCTCAATATAGGCTCAAGACCCTGATGTATTTTTACATAATCTAACGATGAGATGGTCACATCATCATCAACAAGACCGGGGCGATAATATGCATACAAACACCCAGGCTCGAATGTCAAATCACTGATCTTGTCAAAAACGTAATTGTTTTCAGCCCCTAGTGCACCTATCAGATATTCAAATTTATCCACGTATTTGTAGTATTGACCTTTGACTTCAAGCGCTTCAACTGCAGAGAAATACTCCGGGTTGTAATATCTATCAACCCAAACATGTGGAGCGTCGTTTGTCTCTCTCCAGATCTTTTGATTGGTGGAGGGTCTCTTGCCCACATTGTCCACCAACGCCCGATACACCTTGCTTTCATACACAACAAGTAAATTTTCTCTGTACTCTGTTTCAGCATCCCAGTCTCTACCAATGTTGGATTTTAGCCATGTACACAACCATATACCTGTCTCTTCATCACTAGGAGCTCCCCATGGTGTGTTGTATTTGTAATCAGCTGCTCGCTTGAACAGTTTGTCGGATGTTATAGGTGTATCACCTCCGATCGCACCAGCGTCAATCAAATTGCTGTCATTGACATTGAGCTTGGTGTAAGGGTACATCTCCTGTGGTGTGTTGAAAAAGGTCACAGTGCCAGGATTTATTATTATCTCCTTTTCAAATGAATCATATCCCAGAAACAATTCACTATCATCCTCAATCAAGTTGTTCTTGAACACTCGAAAATATTCTCGATGATCACAGTCACGTAGATTAGGAAAAGGATTACCACGGCTCGGGTTGCCTTCAGGTGTCAATTGATTTTTCAACTGTATGAAGCTCACTGGCATCTGATCTTGTTTTATTTTAGAATACTCACTGGTCATCAAATAATTGTTGTACACATTGTCATAGCTTTTGGTGGTACTGATGTTGAGTTCGTTTTGATTGCCAGATGTTTTGTAGCTCACCCAGTTGTTGTTCAGAGTGAGTTGTGATGTTTGTTTTTGATATGGAATGAATCTGATCACGCTAGGCACTGGATAATCTTTGTAATTGCCGGCGGATGACGGATACAAGTCTAAAGAGTATGTGCCCACATTGTTTATTACGTAATATGTGTCATCTTCAAATTGCTTGTACAAGCACATGAAGCCATACTTTTTGTTGATGACATAACCGAACCTTTGTGTGTCTAGTGGATCATCAAAAGGTGCTTTGGTGAAGTAAAATTTTTGATTGCCTTCTTGAGGTGTACCAGAGAGTGTCAGGTAAGTGTTTGTGAAGTTGTCGTCGTGTGACACACTGCACGAGTAATCATCATGCAGAGTAACGACAAAATATATTGATGAATCGTCAGTATCCTGTACATATGACCATGATTCTATTTTGACGTTTTCTAATTCACCATCATCATTAGCCACTTGAAACACCCTCTCACCGAGAATATAATCCCGGAAAGGCGTGTCAAAGGACAACTCTCTGACACGTAGATATGATGCAGTGGTGTTGCTGTAAGGATAGCTTCCAAACAACATGCTGGTTGTGAATTGTTCAGGGTACACATCTTCTACCAGATTGAACTTCAACATGTCATTCAATCGAGACATGTTGGTCAGTGTTATGTTGGTGTTCTTACTCATTTTGTTGTGGACTGAGTATTGTTGTGGAAAGCTGGATTTTAAATGTATACCATCCACCGGTTTGATGTCGTATGTCGGTATCTGTATGCTCGCGTCATGCTCGTTGACTAGCGTCAACGGTGTCCATGTGGAATCATCAGAATCTATACGAACATTCTTCATTAACTACCCCATGTGCCACTGTTCACAGCCACAACTGTTTCCACCTTGATAGCTGCTGCATATGCATCGTCCCATATGGACCTGTGTGTGTTCACAACTTCTGCGGTGGCATCCCATCGAGACGTGTTGATTATAAAATCGTTACTGTAGTTCCAGTTCGCACTGTTTGTGAGCACTGTCATGTATGTGTTGGTCCACAAATCACCATACAAGTCCATTTTTTGCTTCACTTCTAGTATATCATTGACTGATGTGGTGTTCCATTGAGAGCTCACAGTATTTACAGTGGTGTATGTGCTATCCCAATTCGCGCTGTTTGCTTGTATAAATGAATTTAGTTTGTTGAGTTGGGCCACCATCTCTATCAACTCAGGATAGAAATCTACATTTTCTGCTGCTATAACAAAATTTGAGAGTTTAACTTTGCTTGTTTGTACATTGTTGTGTACTATGAGATAATCATCCAGTGTGGCAAAATCGGCCTCTGGTAAACCTTCTATGGAAACATTATTATTACAATCTGTCATGTATATTATTTATCTGTCTGTGTTAGTTTTAAAACTATAGCTCGAGCACAACACCACCACCTATTTGAGTATTTCTTATCGAATCATAACCACCCACGTTTTGTATTATCAAATCATCATCTGATGTGTATGCAACATCTGTCAGATCAACACTGATGCTGTTGTCATTGTTGATTGTGAACGGAACTGGCACTGCGGAGAATGCCGGGAATTCGGTTGATAGATTTTGTTTGGTGAACGGTTGCACGTACACTGCTTGCTCCATGTTGCTCCCAGACACGTAAACATTTGTTGTTTCTCCTAGATTGTAACCAATAACCGTCTTATTGTTGAATCCAGATATATGCGTGATATGTGGTGCCGCTGTCAATGTGGGACTGATTGTTTCTTTGTACGATCTCTCGGTGGTGCTGTGGTAAGGTGCCAATAATGAAAAATCATCTTTGAGTGAATAATTGGCTGTTATCTTGTATATGTTATCCACAGGTGTGGATTGTTTTTTAAACAACCATGTTTTGATCGTGAATGTGGTGTCGCATGCCAACCTGAATGGTTCTGTTGATGACAAGTCATCTGGATAGTCCATGCTCATGTCTCCGCTCCATATCACTTCTGATCTGATCTCCTGTTCCATCTCAGTGAAACCCTCCGGTACCTTCCATGATATCACGATGTACGGGTCATTGTATGGTACGAAATTGCTTATGATCTGTTCAATGTCTGTTTGATATCTAGCCAGAATGCTCATGTTCACCGTGATGTCTATTGGCACCGGTTGGAGCATGTGTGTTGATGTGGTTTTAGTGGATGTGTTGATTGCGTTCTTGTTGATCTCTTGTGGCATGTAGTATGATCCTTCAATTTTGTTGAACACACGATCATTGTCTCTGGATAAGCCTGCGATGTTAACTGCCACCACCGGGAGAGTCAAGTGCCGAGCTTTGTTGGTCAAATCATGAACCACACGTTGCTTAGGAGCATATACATATCTCACCTTGACACGAGACACAGGTGTTTTGTGTTTGTCGTGCCGTTTTATTATTATATCATTGAACGCACTGACAAATTGTGTCATGATGTCTTTTATCTCAAAAAAGAAGGGAGATTCTCTCATATAGTTATTTATGGTTGATTTCTAGTTTTTATACGCTATCATATATATAGTGCACAAGTGTGAAACAACGCTAAAGCATACCCATCAGCGTTTTCGGTACACGAGCGTGAGTAGTGGTTGACTCAAAGATGGTTTGTGACTCGGCAGAGAGAACTGCTGGAAGAGACAAAGCTAAATTAAACACAACTGTTAGACGGCAGCTGAAAAACGGCAGAGTAAGATCTGCATAGCACCGAACTGCGACATCATGTCGGCATGTACCAGTGGTTAACACAACCGGAGTTTATTAGGTCAGGATTCTCCATAAAATTGGTATCTCGAAGAGTGCGTCTTTGCGTGAGCATATCATTACGGATATAACTACCAACTCAATGTATCTATGTTGTTTCATAGGTGCATTGTGTACGGAACAATCACCCGGAGAAAACTACCTTTATACCGAAGCGTAACCGGTATCAGTCACTCTGACCAAGCTGAAGTCCCAGGTCTTATCACCAGTTTGTGTGTTGTAGCTGTCAACAACACCCTGTACTATCTGTTTGATTGTCACCTCTGCAGAGTAATCTATTTTAAGATGTATCACCTCACCATATTCTTCTAGCTCTACGCTGCTCTTGATGGCAGAATCCGCGAATTGGCCGATTGACCATCGGAATCTGTCTGGATATCGTCCACTGATTTCGACGACAGCACTCGCATAAGCTGGATCGTCCCAACCGGAATAAAAACTAGTGGTTCCATCACCATTTTGACTGCTGTTCCGTACGTACACACTACCGGTTGATACAAACAACAATTGCCCGTCTGTCATGTCGCTGTTACTGCTCAGCGTATCTTCTACGCTCTCGAGATCCGCTGGTGTGTATATTCTGTCAGGAGCGACAGGATCGTCGCTGCCTATTTTGATCGACAATTGTGACACACGCTTGAACACCAACGCCACACCTGTTTGAGCATCATTCTCTAGAAAGACTAATGGTGAGGAATAATCATTTTTGAAGTAAGTTGTAACTGGTTCCGTGTCGCTCGCGTAATCATAGCCCTCGCCGTTCACTTGATCATCACTGTATTTTGCTAGATTGACACGATTTATCTCATATCCAGAGTTGTTGGTAGCGGACTCCAAAGGAAAAGCACCGGAACTAATGTTCGAATTTGATTCCCATGTTGCAATTGTGCTCGTGTCAACAATTGGAGCAAAAGTTAACGCCGGTTTGCTGGTGATTGCATCACTGTACGATTCATTAAAAGCTGTTGTTGTGCCATCATTCAGAACCGTGTCACCAAACACATTCTGGTAACTCTCAGAACCAGAGCCCACGATGTTATCAATTGTTGTGGGTTGTATTTCCACTTCCCCGCCATCACCACCACCTGTGTCTTCAGCTATAAAATCAACCAAACTGAATCCCCATGTGGGTTCTGCTCCTTGTGCCACATATGCCGTTTTGAGCTGATCAATCAACGTGTGTGAAGAGCTACCATGCGCGATGTTGATGGTGATTGCTTCTGCGGTGAGTGTCACAACTTCTCCGGAGTAACCACTGGTTTGTGTTGTGAAATTGACGGTGCTTTTGCCACCGGTGAAATCTTTGATTAACAACCCTATATCAGAGCTTAACATCAACGCAGAACTGGTGCTGTTGATCAAATTCAACGTGTGTGATTCACCTTCTTGTTTCACTTTGATGAACAATTGTTCTGCTGGAGGTGATGGATTCAAGTCTAACAGCGTGTTGTCGATGGTTATACCTGCTAGATCGCTGTTGGCTAACACTCCACTACCTTGGTAGTCGTAAACTGGCTTGGCGTTCAGACCGCTTGTGGAAGGGTGCATCAACGCGAAAACATCTGTGGTTCCATCTTGATTCAAATCACCAAGAGTGCGTAAACTAGAACTGGACACCTGTGCATCACCAAGTTTGACCACGACATTGCGTGTGACTTCAGTTTTGCGTCCAACTAGATCGTATGCAACATACTTGATGGTGTATGTGCCTGGTGTGTTCATGTCCAGTCCAGTGGTGTCCACGGTGTACCCACCTCTGTTGCTTTTGTTTTTGCTGTCTCTTGCATCAGCACCAAAATCAACGAAATCTCCATTGACAACCAATTCGATGTCGGTGCTGCCTAAAAATGTGATGGTTGGACCCAACGATGGCCGGATGGCTTGAAAACTGGACCCGAAATTGTGGGTGATATCAGCCATTTTAAATGTATCCTAGATTGCGTCTGCGTAAATGATTCAAAATCACACCATCTCCATCTCCTGTAGCGTTGGTGGCTGTTAAGGTTATGTCACCAGATTGTGGAGTGAAACTGGGGTGACTCACTGTGTATTCAGCCGAGTCGAAAATTGTGCCTAAATTGTCAGAGCCGTTTGCTGTAACAGTCTCGTTGACTTTGCTGTCTTTGGATCTGATGGTGACGGCTTGTACAACATCTGCTGCAACAAGATCTATTTGAACTGCTGTTGCAACGATGTCTGGATCAGAAACATCATAATCAGCAGCCGGGAAAAGGTTTCCTAGAGTTTGAGTACCGTCCGGTGTTTTGTTCTCATTAGCTCTACCTGCTTTGGATGTGATTGTGACTTCCACTGTGGTACTGTCAGACGCTAGAGTGACATTACCTGTGAATGTGGCGAGTGCTTTTTCAGCCGCTGTCAAATTGCCGGAAAATGTGGCGAGTTGAGCTGCAGTACCGAGCGCTGAATCTAAAGCAGCTGCTCCTGCGGCTATACCCTCGTTACCAGCAGCATTTGTCATGTCGGTAATCTTGGTGATAGTTTCAGCATCGATGGTGAATGGCTTGTATGGCACATCCGCATCTGTTGGTATTTTCTTGTAGTCTAAGTCTAATTTGGCCATACAATTATTTATACATTCACGTATCAATAATTGAAATAGTCAGATTTTTTTCATGCAATTTGTTGGCACTATCCTTGTAATGCTCACGTATGAACGTGGCTTTGCGATCGTTACCGGCACACAGATCAAGTATTTTGTATGACAAGTTGATGTAGCAATCATAAGCTTTTATAACATATGGGAATGGCACCTCGTATGTTTTGCACACATCCTTGTTTGTTTTGATTGTGAACTTGATGTAATAATCTGTGGCGTTGTACAGCATCAATTTGCCTTTGCGTACCGTTTTTTGTTCGATGCAAAACACCACATCTTTCTGTAGAAAGTTTTTGAGACAGTCTAATTCTCTGTTGATGCTGTCAAGCATTGAAGAAAGCCTCCTTCTCTCCAGGTGTCATGGGATAGATGGTTTCGTTGAAATATTGCCAGAAATCACTACCATCACCACTCACTGGCATTTGACTTATCAGCTCACAATTGTCAACACTGATCGCGCGATAGTCTTGTTTGAACACATCCCACGCCATCACGATGTTTTTGGCTGCCGGGTTGTATTTCATGCCACCGGTGGCTCGTTCAAAATTCAATGTCTTTCTACCAGCTTCACTTTGCAATATTACTGGACTGTTGGTACACAGCATGCGCCGGGTGGGAGGTGCACCAGGTTTGGGTCGTCGTCGCTTGAATTTTATTTCAACTACATTGTTTTCAAGCAACACTCGCAACGTGCTGGCTCCAATCTTCATCAGTTCTTAGGTTTGCATACACCGAAAATTCTATCTTCATTCAGAAAACAACTGTTTTTAACCTTGCCATGTTTTTCAATCTCCAGGTTGCCAACAGCTATACCTTTGTCATTGGGAAAACACACATGGTCTCCAACCTTGACCAACGAGCAGTTGGGACCAGCTAGCAACACCTCTCCAATTCTCCATGTGAATGTGCTCACGTTGATTGGTACCCACACACCGTTTTTGAGTATCTCTGTACCGTCATCATTGCAATCAACATACTTGACCAGAATGATATCATCCAACACATTGGATAGCTCGTATCCGAACAGATTGAAATTTTCACTACCAGCGTAATTGTCTAGCTGGACCGTGCCTTTGATTGTGTCGGGTAATTGTGATTGTGCGCCTTGTACAACAGTTTTAGAACTCATACAAAGACTTAGTCAGAAAATACAAGAAATCAACAATCAGACGTTGTTGCTTTGATTGATGTACATTTGTATCTCTCTTGTGCTCAATTGCATGCGCTTGGCCAGCAATTCAACATTCTCTAGTTCTGGTTTGTCTTGTGGTTTGGCTTTCTTCACATAATGTATACGCTTGCGTTGCACACGAGGGAACACCTTGCTCACAAATTGATAGTATTGTTGTTTTGTCTCGAATACACCATACAACCAGTTGACGGTGTTGTTGACCAATTGTGCCATCTGTGGACTGTACATGCTGGTCCATCTGTTGATCATGTATTGGTTAAAATTAGGCTCATCATCAACATTCTGCAACAGCTTGCCACGCTTGGTGAATAAGATGTCGTTCAGACAATCGAAGATGGTCACTTGGTTATGATCTTGGTAGTCGCTAAGAACATGTCATCGTTCATGGCATAAAACATCTCCACCACAGTGTCTTGAAACGTTTTGATCTGCTCGTCAGTCAGATTGGTGCTGTAAGCAAAAGCAGGTGCTCGGTCGCCGGCTCTCACATTGATTCCAGTGTGACCCAGAGCAGCACCATCCTTGGTGTATGTGATGCTCACGCTGCATTTGCCTTTGGGTTGCACTATGCCACCACGTGTGAACTCTTTATGAACAATCAGGTCATCTCCATCCACTTCAATTGGTGCTTGAATCATGGGTTGTAAAATGTTTGCCAGACTTGTGTTGAACAATCGCTGCCATGCCACTGCACCGAAACTATCCAATCCAGGTA